GATCCTTGACGCAGACAGCGAGCGCGATCTCGCTCATGGACTGCGAATTCTAGTCGATACCATGAAGGAGGTATACGCACATGAGTGACACACTCGAACAAATCAAGACGGAGATCGCCCAACTCACAGCCGTCGTCAAAGAGCACCAGAACGATCAAGCCACGCTTGACCCGAAAAATCTGGCGGCCGTCGTGCAGGGCCTGATCGACAAGCAGGTGGCCGACAAGCTGGCTGACGCAGAACGCAATCGCCCCATGCGGCGCGGCGAGATCATTGGCCCGCCCGACACGGTGAACATCCCCGGCCACGGGCGCGTCCCCGGTTTCGGCGTGCCATCCAAGGGCGTCGTTCAGTCCGGGAAGTTCGCGGGCTACTCGGTGGACGACGTGATCTTTACCCATTGGCTGCTCCAGCGGGCGCACAAGCTGGATTCGGCCAATGTCAAGCCGCCGACCAAAGACTTGCAGGACGTGATTGCGAAAGCGCTGGACGCAACGACCGCCGGGTCGGGCGACGAGTTCGTGCCGACCGGGATGGCCGCGCAGCTCTGGGGCGATATGTTCCTGGCCTCGAAGGTCGTCTCGACCATCGGCACGATCCCGATGCCGGGCGACCCGTTCGACATGCCGCTGGGCTGGGGGACGATCACCTGGCGCAAGGGCTCGGGCAACACGGCCACGACCGTGAGCGATCCGGCGACGGCCAAGTCCACCCTGACCTCGACCGAGCAGGTGGCCGAGGTGAACTGGAGCTACAACCTCGACGAGGATGCGGTGATCGCCGTGCTGCCCACGCTGCGAGCCGACCTGGCCCGCGACGGCGCGGAGCAGGCCGATCGCTTCGCGCTGAACGCCGACTCGACCGACGCCGGGACGGGCAACATCAATCTCGATGACGCCAATCCGCCCGACGACAGCTACTACCTGTCCAACGGGCAGGACGGCATCCGCCATCTGTACCTCGTGGACAACACCGGGCAGTCGGCCGACGTCAACTCCACCCTGGACGACACGGAGATGCGCGCGGGCATCGGGAAGCTGGGCAAATACGCCGCCGACGTAAACCGGCTGGTGATGGTGACCGACCCCGAAACCTACGTCAACGGCATCATGGCCCTGGCCAACGTGGTGACGGTGGACAAGTTCGGTCCGCAGGCGACCATTCTTACCGGCCAACTCGCCGCCTACGGCGGCATCCCGATCGTTGTGTCCGGCGCGATGCTGGAGGTCGAGGACGACGGCAAGCAGTCCACGACCGCCGCCCTCAACGACGAGGGCCAGATCGCGCTGCTCCACCGCGACATGTGGCGGGTTGGCTTCCGCCGCCAGCTCATGATCGAGATCGACCGCAACATCCAGAAGAGGCAATTTGTGATGGTGGTGTCGTTCCGGATCGCGATCGCGGCTCGCGGAACCCGGTCGAGCGCAATCCATACCAGCGGTATTCACGGCATCGTGCGCAGCTAGGCGCGGGCCATGACATAGGAGACCTAAGACATGGGCGACATCTTTCATCCCAAACACGGGCCGGTCGTCGGCATCCCGTTCTACGGCGCCAACCTCGACACGGCCTTGACGAACTCCGACTTGCTCTGGAACGGCGAGGCGGGCGTGACCCTCACGCCGGGCCTGCCCGCCGCCGGCTCGGTCGTTGGCCTGTCCGTCGGCGCGAACGCTGCGCCCTCGGTCGGGACGGCAACCTTCAGCGTCCACAGCGGGAGCACGGAGCTGGTGAGCGGCCCGACGGCCGTCATCGACTCAGTGACCAACACCCTCGAATCAAGCAAGGTCGCATCCAGCGCCCGGCAGCACACGTTCGCAAAAGGGGCGCGGTTGGGCATCAGTGCTACGACTACGACCACCCTGGCCGCAACAACTATCGACTTCAGCGCGATCCTCTGGGTCCGCTTCGATCCCGACTAACGTGGAATGGCGGGCGGCGCGGAGGGCCTCCAGGTGGCTCCTCCAGGCTCTCTGCGCTGACCGCATTTCCAGGAGGAGCCAATCATGACTGCGAAAGACTGGGGCCGCGTGTACGTTGCGACCCGCTACCAACCCCAACTGCCGGCCTATTCGTGTGAGAGCCTGATCGGGCTGGTCGAGTTCGGACTGCACAATGCGCCCGACGAGCTGGCGCGATACGTCGAGGCGCTGGAGAATATCGTCCGCTCATCCTACGCGGGCGAGCTTCCAAATTCGCTGCCGCCTCGCCCGGAGCGGCGCCTGCGCCAGGGTGATATGCGCGATTACGTCTACTCCAAAACTATGCACAAAAGCGCGAATATTTTGGTGCGGCGTTTCCTACAGACCGGTTGCGATTCGATCTGTTTCATCGACAGCGACGCCGTATTTGGAAACGGGGCATTGGAGGAGCTGCGCGCTGATCCGGACGGCTGGGAGTTCGATGTGCTCCAGGCGTTCACCGTCAAGCGCGGCTGGCCGCCCGAGCCGATGTTTCTGATCGAGCAGATCGACCAGCCTAAGTCCATCGCGAAACGTAGGGGCGTCTACTTCTCAAACGAGATACCGCTCGACGATGGAATCATCTATCCGCCGCCGGGTCAGGACTACCGGATCGCCGTCAGCCTGCACTTCACGCTCATCCGGCGCGAGTTGCTGGAGCGGATGCTCGACCCGGACGGGCCGGAGCACACCTACTGGTTCGAATACAACCGGGACAACGGCGAGGATATCAACTTCTCGATCCAGGCCAACGAGATCGGCGCCCGGTTGGGCATGACCACGAAACTGAAGGTCGGCCACGTGAGCGAGGTCGTCACCGGCTGGGATACGATGGTCACCTATTACGATGGAAAGTTCGCGGTCGAGAGCGGCCAGCGGCCAGCGCCCTCGCTGGATCGCATCCGCGCCCACTACCAGGCAGTCAGCCAGCTCTCGGCGCTGGTGGCCGAATTCACGGGCGAGACGCCGGAGCGGGTCTTCCAGCGCACGGAGAGCGGCGGACTGGCGGTCGCCGACCGGTGGCGCGTCGAGCGGCCCCAAACGCCCGACGAGGTGCGCGGCTTCTACGGCACGACGCGCGAATATCTGTACGACCTGGCGCGCTGGAATACGCTGCCCGCCTTCCAGAAGATCATGGGCGGGCTGGCCCACGTGCGCGGCGAACGGGTACTAGAGATTGGCGGCGGATTGGGCACGACCTCCGAATTCCTGGCCGCGAACGGGAACGACGTGGACTACTACGATGTGCCGGGCGTGCTGCTCGACTTCGCTCGCTGGCGCTTCGAGCGCATGACTCGCATCCTTGCCGGGCGGGAAGGGCGGGGCGGATTACGTGCGCCGCGCATCCTGGCGGATCTGGCCGAGACCGCGGATTCCTACGATCGGATCGTTGCCATCGATGTGATCGAGCACCTGCATCCCGACGTGTTTGACGTGACACTCAATCGGCTGGCGAGCCGGTTGCGGCGCGGCGGCGCATTCTTCGCGCATAATACATTCTCGCAGGGCAACGGGGCCTACCCCCAGCACTTCGACCACTCCGAGAAATGGGCGGCGTTCGTAAGCCGGGCCGGGCTGAAACCGTCCGGCGATTTTGAATGGAGGAAGGAATGAAACTTTTCTGCGTGGGCGCATACCACAACAGTCCGGCGGGTTTGCATTTCGACGGGCCGGGCGTGATCGACCTCGACGACCCGAAGGCGGCGTTTTTGCTCAAAGACGCCCCGGAGAATTTCATGAGCCTGGATCAGGCAGAACGCGCGGGCGTTCTCGAAAGGGATAAGGCGCTCGACGAGCCGCCGCGCGATAAGGCGATCAGGTCTCCGGCGAAAAAGAAGTGAGACGGTAAGCGAGTAAATCGCACAGAAAAAAAAATCTAGTGGATTATTCATACGTAGATATTTCTGAAGTCAGAGATGATTTGGGCGAGACGGGCAGCGACGCGATCTGGCTCGATTTCGTGAAGGCCGCGACGATGACCGTCGAAAACGAACTGGGCGGGCGCTTCCTGCCGGAGACGGCCGCGAAGCGCTACGACGGGAAGGGCGGGACGATCCTGTTCGTTGACGACTTGCTCTCATCTACGCCGACGATCATGGATGACATCGTCACTCTGACCGCGACCGACTACCTGCTCTATCCCCGGAACAAACGGTGGGATAGCGGGCCATATTTTCGGATTGAACTCGACCCGGACGCGACGAGCATCGCCGCCTGGTCGAACGAGCGTGACGCCATCGTCGTTACGGGCAAGTGGGGCTGGTATGATGCGACGGCCGCCCTCAGCGGGGCGACGGTGCAGGATGCGACCAAGCAGGCGGCTGGCTCGACGACCCTGATCGTCCAGACCGGGAAGATCAAAGTCGGAATGCTGCTGTTGATTGGGACTGAGTTGGAATTCGTGACGGCGATCACGGTCGGGGCAACGGACACTTGCACGGTCGTGCGCGGCGTGCTGGGCACGACCGACGCCGACCACCTGAACGGCGTCGCCATCGCCCGGCAGGTCGTCCCGCCAATCATTCACTGGTTCGCGAAGAGCGTCGCGGCCTCGTTGTGGAAGCGGGCGAAGTCAGGCTATACAGGCAAGACGGTTATTCCGGAGTTGGGCGCGATCAATATCTTCGATATCTTGCCAAAAGAATTGATCGCCAGCATCAAGAAAACGTATCGTCGGCGAGTGAACGTTTAACCATGGCCACGATCACGCATCGCATCAAGGGACTGGACGAACTGCTGTCAAAATTCCAGCAGTCGCCGAAAATCGTAGGCGAGGAGACGGCAACTGCGATGACGCAGGCCGTTACCTTCGTCCAGGGCGAGGTGCGGGAGCGGACGCCGGTCGACCGCGGCCGGCTACGACAAAGCGTGACGACCGAGGTGCGCGGCGCGCTGCC